TGTTGATGATAATCCAGGTCGTAGTGTTGTTATTACAGATTGTAGATTTGATAATGAAGCATTGTGGATACGAAATAGAGGTGGTATAGTTATAAATATTGAAAGAGATCAAGGTAGTATTATCGAAAATGGTCATTCAAGTGAAGGTGGATTAAAACCGAACAATATTGATTTGACTATTTGCAATAACGGGAGTATTGAGGATATGTGTAACGAGGTTACATATTATATTCAAGAAGGAATTACTGTATAATGGGAAAGTATGAAGCACTATTAGAAATATTTGGAAGAACAGTTATTTGTCTTGCTATTATTTATTTTGTAGGATTGCTGTATAATTGTTGTAGTTGAAACATTTTGGACGGGGGTTCGATTCCCCCCGCCTCCACCATATTCAACAATCATGGGGGCGACTAGGTTTCGACAGGATGAGGGATTCTACAATGACAGCACCGAGAAGAATGATGGCTCGGTTATCAATCATTCAAACTATAGTTGACAACGACTATGATGTAGCAATTGCGGCTTAATTGACGCTTGGGCCTGGTCCACCTCGAAACAGAACGGACCACCTTAATTATGAAAAATAAATTTATAAATGCACATATGGAAGTTGCCAGAGTTTATGGTAAGTTATCATCAGCAACTCGACTACAAGTTGGTTGTATTATTGTTAAAGATGATAGAATTATATCAATTGGATATAATGGAATGCCAAGTGGTGCTTCTAATGTATGTGAGGAAAACGGACATACAAAACCAGAAGTTATACATGCAGAAGCTAATGCAATTTTAAAGTTAGCAAAGTCTACAGAGTCAGGACAAGATTCATATATGTTTTGTACTTATGCTCCTTGTGTTGATTGTGCTAAGTTAATATTACAGTCTGGTGTTAAAAAGTTTTATTATGAACAGAAATATAAAAATCAAGATGGTATAGATTTATTAAAGAAATACTCTCATATAAAAATATGTAAAACTAAGGAGTAAATATTATGAAAACTGAAAAAAAAGAACTTGAAATTATTTATCCTAAAAGAGATTGGTTAGATGCTATAATTGATTATGTTAAAGAGGTTCAGAAAATGTGGGATGACAAACTAGGTAAGTTTATTGTTAGAATGAGTAAATAAGTAAATACAAAAGGAGATAAGATGGAACAGCTTACGAAAAACTTTAATTTAAGCGAATTTGTTTGTCATTGTGGATGTGGTAGTGATTATATTAACCGTGATCTGGTTGATAAGTTACAATTGGTTAGAGATAAGATGGGACCTATGTCAGTTACTAGTGGAGTAAGATGTGAAGCACATAATACAAAAATTGGTGGTAGTTCATCGTCCAGTCATATTGATGGTGTTGCGGTAGATGTAAAATGTGATTCAGGTCCTTTTCGTCAGAAGATGCTTACAGAGATGACTAAGTATTTTCAGAGAATTGGTATCGCGAAGAACTTTATCCATGTAGATGTTGACCCTGCAAAGTCAAGGTCAGTCTGGTTATACTAGGGTAAACTTCTTCCTTGTGTTATATGACAAAATTTGTTATAATGTATATAACAATTAAGTAATCAACTAATAACTAGTTGATGGTTGTGAATGAGATCGTTATTAATCTTTAAGGAGTGATATTGAATGAGTGTTAAACATGGTATGCCAAAAGTAGGAATGAAGAATGCACGAAAGATTACCCGCACCGAGTCTGAGTTGACAGGTCTTCCACGATGGGTTCAGATGTATACGAGTCCAGCAACTGGTCAGGTAGCTTTTAAGAACGCCAATATTGTTGGTGGTGCAAAAGCAGTAGGAGTTATTCGCACTAAACTTAATGCGTTTTATTCTGCGTAGTTGATTGGTAGTTAACAAAAAAAGGAGGGATGGGTGACTGTCTCTCCTTTTTTTCATCTTTAGAGGGGTTGCATATGAACCAAGGTCAATATAATTTAATGTTTTTGATTTTCTTCTTTATTACTTCTGTATGTTTATGGAAAGTTGACAGTGGTGTTCAAAAAGCTTTAAATGAGGTAGATATGTTAATCCCTTTTGAAGTTGAAGATGAAACTAAAGGTTTAGTTCTTAGACAAATTCAACCTAAAAAATATGCAGTTAAAAATCAAATTCTTGATCTTTCAAAAGAAGAAAGTAACTGTCTTGCTTTAAATGTTTATTTTGAAGCAAGAAATCAAGATACTCCAGGTCAGATAGCAGTTGCATTCGTAACTATAAATAGAAAATTAAATAGATATTTTAAGAACGATATATGTGAAGTTGTGAAACAAGGATATAAGAAAAGACGTGGGTCTTGTGCTTTTTCTTGGTATTGTGATGGAGTATCAGATAGACCTAAAGATAGAACTGCTTGGGCATATTCTAAAAAAGTAACTAAATGGGCTGTCGATAATTATTATACTCAACTAGATTATTATTCTGAAAAACCAACACATTATCATGCAGATTATATCAAAAAGCCTTGGTGGACAAAAGATATGAAACGTATTGTTAAAATTGGTAACCACATCTTTTATTCAGGAGTATAAATGGCAACGGAAACTAACAATAAAAGCTCACCAATACCAGAAGACCAGGATACATATTTGTTTATGGGTCCTGTTACAGATGAAACATGTAAAGATTTAATTGGATACATTTTATGTGCAAATATAACTAATCCACGAGCAAAGTATTTAAAGTTAATAATTAACTCTGTTGGTGGTGATTTAAACTCAGCGTTTGCTGTTATTGATATATTGAGAGGAAGTCCAATACCAATTCATACGATAGGATTAGGAACTGTCGCTTCAGCAGCATTTTCTATATTTATTGCAGGTGAAAAAGGACATAGGACATTAACACCAAATACTTCTATTATGTCACACCAGTATACTTGGGGGGCATATGGTAAAGAACATGAACTGTTTTCTACTGTTAAGGAATATGAATTAACTACAGAGAGAGTAATTAAACATTATCAAAAATGTACTAAATTGAATGAGAAGCAGATTCGTCAATATCTATTACCACCACATGATGTTTGGTTAAGTGCTAAAGAAGCAAAAAAACTTGGCATATGTGATAAAATAAAGGATGTTAAATAATGCCAATTGATATATCCTTAGATATAGAAAAATTAGTTAGTGAGAAAAAGATTTCATATATGGAAGCTGTTTTACTATATACCGATGATATTGATGGTGAAATAGAAATGGTTTCCAAATTATTAAATAAGTCTATTAAAGATAAAATAGAACATGAGGCTCAAGAGCTTAACATGTTAAAACGAACCAGTAAACTTCCATTATAGAAAGGAGAAATTAGGAAGTAATATGATGATACAGAGTAATATAATAATATAACGTAATAATAAGGAGTAATAAGAATGGCAAGTTTCAATGATCTAAAGAAAAACAGAATGTCTAACCTAGAGTCCCTATCTAAGCAAGTTGAAAAACTAGCTGAGAAACCTACATATGGTGATGACCGTATTTGGAAATGTGAACGTGATAAGTCTGGTAATGGTTATGCAGTAATTCGTTTTCTTCCCGCCGCAGCAGACGAAGATACCCCTTGGGTACAACTTTGGTCACATGGTTTTAAAGGACCAGGTGGTTGGTATATCGAGAACTCATTGACTACAATGGGTAAAGATGATCCTGTATCAAAAGCAAATACAGGTTTGTGGAACTCTGGTATTGATTCTGATAAGGATACAGCTAGAGCTCGAAAACGAAAGTTGAGCTATTATTCTAATATTCTTGTATTGGAAGATAGTGTTAACAAAGACAATGAAGGAAAAGTAATGCTCTTTCGTTATGGTAAGAAAATCTTTGAGAAGATTACAGGTGTAATGAATCCAGAGTTTAAGGATGAAACTCCACTAAATCCTTTTGACTTCTGGGAAGGTGCAGACTTTAAAATCAAAATTCGTCAAGTAGATGGATATGTGAATTATGATAAGTCTGAATTTGCAACACCTTCACCATTACTTGGTGGTGATGATGCTAAATGTGAAGAAGTTTGGAAACAACAACACCTACTACAAGAGTTGATAAGTCCTGATAATTTTAAGAGTTATCAAGAGTTAGAAGCTCGTTTCAATACTGTAGTTGCTCGAAGTGCTGGTAGTGAGTTTGCTGATACGATTGAGGAGAGTACAGAGGATGCAGTTACTTCTGTGGATGCACCTGAACCAGTTGAAGACAACTTGGCGTATTTTAAGAAGTTAGCTGACCAGTAGTATTTGGGGAGGGGAGAGAATTGGGGA